GTCAATAAATCCGTGTACTGTCATAATAACCTTGTTCAAAGCAGTAACTCCGGTAACGTGGTTCTTATCGCAAGAGATTTTTGTTCTCTTTGCAAACTCGACCTCTTTACCATTTTTAGTGGCTTTGATCTTGTTTGTGCCTGCATTAGTAACGTTTCCGAAAGTGATAATAAGAGAAGCGTCAAAGAACATTGTGTCTCCACCTTTATTCTTCATCTTTGGTTGACTCATAATAGTTTCAGGTTTTGCGACCCAAACTTTATTGATAGCAACGAATGAGTTTGTATAAGGCTGACTCTCTTTTCTTGATAACGCAATCTTCTGATTAACGAACTGTCCGAACTGTTGCGACATAGCACCCGCATTCCACTCGTTATTGTTCTTGTTTGACTCAATTGATAGTCGGCATGGGACGGAGCCCACAGAGTCCCAAAAGAAACAGATATCGTAAGGCAAGTTGCCAGCTTTCTGCTCGTCCAAAATATCCAAGATAAATGCTGATACGTCTTCGATACAATTCATCTTTTCTCTATCAACGAATATAAAAAAGCCTTTGTAATCGGATACTACACCGTCTTCGTCTGAGACCTCTTCAAATTGCAATCCCATTTCTTTAGCGTGTTCCCAACTCCATTTCATCTCGGTGATAATGAAGACAGGTAGAATGCCCATCTTTTGAGCGTTAACTGCTGCTTCCAATAAAGCGGTTGTTTTACCAGTATCAGAGTGACCTCTTAATAAAGTAATGTGACCTTTTGGAATACCTGGAATTTGTAATGCGTCTTGAAACGATTTCGATAAAGGAATCCACGTTTGATCTTTGAATTTTATAGACGTAGAAGATAAATTCTTTGACTTCTTAAAGTTGTCCAAGTTGAATTCTGTCTTGATAGCTTTTGATATGGAGCTATTTAACCCTTCTTTAGTAGCCTTTGCCATTGGTGCGGTTTAAAAAGCCCTCGTTTTTAGGTGAGGGCTTATATGAATTTAGAAGTTAAAAAGGTCATCGATTTTGCTATCGATCTCTGTCTTACTTGTGTTCAAAGTGAAAGCTGGTTTTGCCGCTTCTTCTTTTGATTCCCAAGGTAAATCTCCTACTTGTGCAGTTTTTTCAACTACTACGTCTGCGTTTTGTTTGATCTCTTCTTCAGGGTTCAAATGAGCGCCTAAAGCAGATTTCATCTCATCGTAAGACCAACGCTTAAATAGAGTGTTAGGTTCTGGTTGAGTTGTTAACCATAACTTTACTTTGTCAGCATCTTCTGATAACGGAGTAACTTTGGTTCTAACTCTTACTGTACTGGTGTTGTACATTAATCCAGTGGTTTCTTTACCAGCTGTGTCGACTGTAATGTCGTGACCTTGAATAGGATCTGTAAAATCTCCTACGTCTTCGTCCTCTAAGATTGCTAACAAATCCATGTAGACTTGCTTGCCGAATTCCCATAATCTTACGCCTTTTTCTTCTTCGCCTCTTACGATGACTGGAACAAATACACGTAATTTTGGTTCGAACTTCTTAGCTGACTGCCAATCGTCGCTCTTTCTTAAACCTTGAGCGAATTCAACGATTGGATCTTTTTCGCCGAAAGAAGTCGGAGAAATCATCGTCTTGTTGTTGATACCGTAGTGGAAAAATAATTCCTTGAATGGGTTCGATTTGTCGTACGCGGATGGTACAATACGAACTAAGTGTTTACCTACAGTAGGTTTCCAGACTGTTAAACTGAAATCCTTTTTCTGTCCGCCTCTTGGATTTTGTAGGGAAGCGAGCCTAGACTTTAATTGAGAAATGTCCATAACTGTTGTTTAAATAATTTATTATATAGCTAATATACTAAAAATAATCGAAAGAAAAAAATTTATTTTTCAGTGGATTATACTGCAACTATCTTGTGGATAGAGGTATTCAACTTTCTTAACTCTTCGCCTTGGGTCAATAGTATTGAGTTTCTGTAGTCAGGCCAATTCACCATGAACGAATTGTCCATGACGCCGTTGTTCAGACTCTTGATCAAAGTATTGAGTGCGTTAATTGTATATAGAGTGTTGGAGTCCTTTTTTCTGTGCAAAAGGATTGTATTAGGAAGTATCTTGGTATTCGGCCCTTCTATCTCGATGTTGTAGGTACACATGTACTCATCCGATTCAGGGGAAGACAAAACAAATATCTTATTATATAGGATCTTGTATTCTTTATTTATTTCTTGCAACCTTTCGTCTAATAACTCTTTTTTAGCGAATGTGCAAAACAGCTTGTTCATAAGCGATTCTGGTGTTAATTCTATTGTGTTTGTTTCTGTCATAACCTTGTTTAATAAATATATGTGAATGTTTTAGAATGCATAGCTGGTTCCGTGCTTGTGTTTTACTTTCATTTGACCGCCTTCCAATATGGTCTTGATCTCTTGTAGGGTCTTTTTGCCGTCCTTTTTGCTGAAATCAAATAGAAACGAGTCGTAGGTGATCAGAATCAATTTGGTTTTGGCGCCTGTCGTTTTTAGATAGGACTGAACCTCATCTATCTTATAAATATTTTCGCTTGTCTCCATATTTTGTACCACGTAGTTAAATAGCTTGTACTTGGTCATGGAGTCGTCCTTCTTAATTATTCGGCCTGTTGGAAGCTTGTAGCCCTGTTTATTGTATTGTTTCCACATCTCGTCTATATAAGAACCCATTTGTGCGAAGAAGTCTATGTGTTTGTACTTTTTATCCACTCCACCGTAAAGCTGTTTGAACGTAATGGTTTTGGACTCTTTGTATTCCTCTTCTGTAAGTGTCTCTTTGTTGAAATAGCTTTTACCAAGATATTCGTGAAAAGACTCTTGCGGACATTCAAAGTCTATGAGTTTAGCTATTAGCCTCAAGTGGTACGCATCGAAGTCAAATTCAACAAGAAAGTCGTTTGACGGTAAAAAGCAGCTTCTGAAATCGTTCTCTTTTGGAATCGCTAGAAAGTTAATGCCGTTAAAAGAATTTGTTGGTCTTCCAGTTAAATTATACAGATTGTAGCAAGAGTACATCTTGTCCCCTTTAATAGAGTAGCTCTGATCGTGAATCTGGTACTTGTCTGCCAAGCAGTTTACGTCTACCTTTATTGGATTCTCCTCGACTGATTTGTACGCGTTAATGAAGTCCTCTTGAGTCTGTATGTCTGTTTCTAAATCGAAGTAGCCTTTAACGTAATCGTACAAGCACTGGCATCTTTCGTAGTGCTTAGATATTGGTATTAATTCGTTTGTGATGGGAAGGTGCCCATAACGTGAATAAAAATCGTGGTGTAAATTGGTATCGCAATCGAACTGATTAAATTCGTTTGTTTGATCGAGATTAACGAAGTGTAAGTCTATAGCATTCGGTAGATCTAAGAAGTAAGAGTGAAATTTCTTGTCTAGTAGGTATACTTTTTTGTGGAGCTTTAAAAACTCTTGAACCATTTTAAAATCCAAGTAAAAGCTTTCTGAGTGTTTAAAAGGGAATATGTAGCCCTTTTCTCCATTGTGATAATACAGTAAACTTGGGTACGTCAACTTCGGGTGAACTCTATCGTTGCCCGGTATAAGTTGCACGAAACACTCGTCTTTAATATTAAGGTTGCCGAATTGCGACAAACTTTCTACAATAAAATACATAACCTTTAATTTGAACTAAATATAACCAATCCAATTGATTGTATTCAATTAATCTATACAGTGGGTTTTGCAAACTTAATGTAATCACCACCTATGAAAGCAACTATCCCAACAAAATTGGGCTCTGCTGCATCAGTTAATCTTTTATTTGTGTCTATAATTCCGGCTCTAATATCGTACTGAGATATTCTTTGTGAGTTTAGCGGTCCGGTTATTTTCCAAAGTATGCTAACCACTTGATAAAAAGAAACGTCGTACCTAACTTCGCCATTGGTAAAAGCAACATATTCTGCAGGAGAAATTTCTGTGACGTATCCAGATTGATTTATTTTTTTTGCGAAGTATCTTGTGATGTAGCCTTTTTGGTAATCTGAATCTATGGGTTGAGGGTAATACGTAGTGGGTTCTAAACCTCTTGAAGAGAATTCTTGAATCCTTGTATTTTGTTGAGCTTCTATTTCAAACGAGGAAATGGTCCTAGTATTCATAGAAAGCACTTTATTTTTTTGGTTGTCTATAGGAGTTAAAAATAAATTACCGCCATGAACAGAATCGATTCCCGTATATGCGTCGCCTTTATAATCGTAGTAAAATTTTCCAGAATAAGGTTCTCCTTCCAAAAAGAATTCGTTTCCTTTTGTAATTTGATTGTCCTTGATAGCAAAAGATGGATAGTATCTTATCATGATTTTATTTTATTGCTCTGTATTAGATACGTGTACGTGGTTTTCGTGAGTATTTTTACCATTTTCTTTAAAGTCAAAAGATAGATACGCTTTTTTATTTGGACCTTCTGCATCTTTATTGTATCCAAGAATTTCTAGTTGATCGGTGAATTTTCTTACTATAGGCTCAATTGATCGACTAACTGGTTTACCGTCAACTAATGGGATATCCACCGCACTTCCGTCGTAGTGTCTGCTACGATCAGCTCTGACAGTGTAATTATTTCTACCGAAACCTACAGTTACTTCAACGCCAGCCTTTTTCGCTGCCGTGTTTATGTCGTCTAATAATTTGGGGTTTAAATCTCCAATATTTAAGTCTGCGTAAAACTTAATATTTGTATAAAATGATTTATCATTTGTGTTAGTATATGCGCTAGCAATGTTAGAATTTTGAATACCTGAGGTGTTCTGAGGTTTATAAGTTTGATTTCCTTTTTGAGTTTTACCTGTGTAATCATTTACGCTATTTCTTAAATAAGCCATGTTAGTTCTTAAAGAAGTTGTCCACTGATTATTTTCTATGGTATGTGTAAGACCCACGATAGCAAAACCTATACTAGTAAAAGGATTCCCGTCTTTTAGCTTCAAATAATTATATGGTAAAAAATTCTCTCCTATTGTGAACAATTGAGTCATTTGAAAACCTGATATTCCGTCCAAACTAATGTTTAAAGAAACCGGTATCATTGCTGATGCTCTTGTGGCAGGCTCTTCGTTTTTAAGTATACTCATTTTTTGAATAAAGTAGTTAGTAGCAAAACCAATAGCAGCCGCGTCGTATTTGCCTGCTTCTGAATATATGGATTTAATATAGCTATCAAATTTTTCTGCTTCTGCTATTGCAGCAGATGTTATATCGCCTTTTTTTATGGCGCCGGATATGTCAGTGATTATGGGAATAAATCTATCTTTAAAGTCAGTATTAATGAATCCAAAAGAACTCGCATCTGTAGAAAGACCTACTTGTTTTTTAACATCAGAGTTTGCAGATATGGCTATCATACTACCCAATTTACTGCTAATGTCCGTTCTTAATTCTATGGATTTGGCTATTGATTTTTTTCCAAATATAGGAAGTTCATACTTACCCGCATTTTCGGAGGTTAGTTGTGTTTCTCCATTTGCTACTTTTGTTTGTTGATCATCCACAATAACATAGACGTTTGAAGGATCATGATAAGACAGTCTTAGCATATTAAAATTGCCCAAAGATTTGTTCATATCCACTAACATCTGTTCCAAAAACTTTTTTAAATAAACTGAATTAGTTCCATCTCGGTAACTAAATTCTGATACTAATTTAGCTGCATAGTCTACGTTAACTAAAATATTCATTAATCGGCCTTGGAAATTAGTACCATCAACTGTTTTAAATTCCGGAATAAAGCCTGTAACGAAATCTTTTTGTTCAGGTGTGTATATCTTAACTTCTGCGGAATTCTTTACTTTTTTATTTTTTACTATTTTTGTCTTGTCCGTAGTTAAGATTGAACTTGTGAAAAGTTTTTGATATGCTTCGTTTGTTCCTTGAAACCCTATTAAAAATTTCGTTATATCAGTAGAAAGTTGACTTGCATTAGTCAAACAAAAATTTGTATTAGTATTATAATCTATGTAAAATATAGGTGATTGACAATCGTCGTTTTCACTTTTGCTATCGTAAAGTAAACATGAATGATTAATCATCATCAATAAAAGCCCAAAGGGAATGTATACAGGAAGGTCCGGAGAAACACCGTCGCTTATAGTGGTGTTTATTCTTTGAGGAAGAATATAGGCATTAAAAACGGCGTAATCATTTTCGCTAGAACTTTTATACGTTACAATTGGAGTATCACTAATTTTAGAAAAGCCCGACATGAAAGTATGACTAAATCCAAATACTGCGTTATATAAAAGTCTATGTTGACATCTAGAATTTTCATAGTCCTCTTGAAATTTTTCTAAATAAGTAGTATTCGCTTTTTGATTGGAACTTAAAAAATCGCATTTCTTTATTAAATCTTGTATCTTACCCTTAAACACTCCTTCGCTAAATAAATCGTCTATAAAAGGATTTTTTGTAGAAGTTTGCAAACTTGTTAGATCAGATTTGTATACTCCGGGTTTGGCTGATATAGCTTTATTTTTATCATTAAACAGTCTTAATTGAATAGATCTTAACATCAATTCTAGAGCCGATTGATATTGCGTAGTATCTATTGTCTGCGTAGTGTTAGATTGAGATGAGGTCGGGTCTAAGTCTTTTATTTTTTTGTTAAAATCCGCAGTTGTTTGTTGTTGTTCTTTTGAAATTTTAGCATTAGCCGCGTCTGATGCTTGTTTTTCTAGTGCTGTACTTACTGAGTATACGGTTTTATCTTTAAATTGAGGATCGTAAGATATTTTTTTTATAAGAGAAGGCACATTGAACTCTACTGTTGCAACATTTTTTCCGTTAACTATAAGATTAAGAGAAATTTCAGCATAATCATTTTTAAATGCAGTTGATGATCCTGGTGGTCTTACTCGTATTCTATTTATATTAACGCTTTTTAATTGAAAAGCAGGTAATATACTGCCGTTAATTAATCCGTCTAAAGCGTTATCGTTGAGGATCTGAGAATTTTTTTCCCAAGAAATATAAAAATCGAGGCTTTCACCTCCATCAATTGACGGTACAGTCCATTTAAAATTTGAAGATTTATCGTTTTTTATATATTCCCATACATTTTTTACGTTTGAAGGTAATAAAGGACCTATTATAGATGTATCTAGATCTACACTTATTTTATTAGCGCTAGAAGGATCCATGGAACTTAAATATGTTCCTGAACCATCTGCAAGATAATTTGTGCCTTCTGATGATAAAAATAAAATATCTCTATTCTTAGTAAATTTTCCACTAGAAATATAATAGTATCTTGTATTTCCATCAAAATCGTAAACTCCATGATTTTCTTTATACGTCTTTATTAGTTCATTAATGAATGTTTTACTATCATAATTTTCATTATAATTAGCTAAATTCTGTATTATTTCTGGAGATGATTTAAAATTTTCAATTTCTTGATTATCAATATCAACAGAATTAAGTAATAAACTTAAAAGAGGGTCAGGACTTCTTAATTTTTTTAATTCCTCGTTTAGCGCTTTTTCTTGGTCAGATTTTATTTGAGCTAAAGCAGCGTCTAATTCTTTCTGCAGATTAGCTTTTTCTAAATCAAATTGATTTTTTCTGTATTTTAATACTTCTTGATTGTATAAATTTGGAAGCGCAGAAGAGTGATTGATTTTAATACTATCTCCCAAAGATCCCAAAGCTTGTATTTTTAAAGTACAATCATAGCCACCCTCTTGATTGAATGTAAAATTAAAATTAGTAACAAGTCCCAACATTCCATCGTAATTACCTTCGGAGAGTCTAATTTTTTTTTGAATTTCAGAATTAATTTGTTCTTTTGAATTTAATACGCTAGAAAACGGATCTATTTGAGAGTCTTCGCCCTTTAACAATTCAGAATTTCCTGTTTTATAATAAAATGTATTTCCCCACTCCAAAAGCATGGTATAGCCCAATTTAAAATATAGAGCGTCTATTATGTCCAATTGATCTTTGTCCCAAACTTTAAAATTAATAGTTGCAGCTCTTATTGAACCTAAAGCGCCTTGAGTATCTATTTGAACCGATGTAATTCCTGGCATTGGTCGTCTTCCGTACGCCTTTATTTCTTCGTCTCCAAGTATCCCGTAACTAGTGTCTCTCAAATCGTATTTGAATTCTTGATTTTCTTTATTGTAAGCAGAAGTGCCTGCAAAAAGAACGAATTGTTTTGCTAAAGAATCCTCGTCCTTTATAAGGTCTGGATATTGGTCTTTGAAATGTTTGTAGGTCTTTGAACGATCTTGTGTTGTAAAAGAAAAATTTGGAGCGTTGAATATATTTAGAAAATTATCGCCTATAAATTCTGGCATTCTAACAGATGACACTATTCGAAACCACCCTGTTTTATTTGCAAGATAAATCAAATTAGAAGCATCTCTTGTATCTCTTGAATTGTTATCCGATCTTGTTTTCAATTGATTTATCACAAAGGGAAAAACAGGGGTTCCCAAAACTTGTGAAACTCTTAATAGTGATTCATTCGCCATATTATCTAACTGCGTTTATTTCTCTGTATCCGTTAAGTACTGCTCTAATATCTACTGGTATTCTTAATTGACTTCCCGGTATTGGTACCAAAGAATCTCCAGGTAGAGAATTAGCCGATGCTATTACCCACCAAAGTTCTGAGTCTCCGTAAAAATCGAAGGCCATTAAATCTAGTCTATCTCCGACCGTAGTAATTACGTAGTTGTCAGTTTCTGAATAAGACACATCCGGATATAGATTATTTGTATAATATTGACTTCCTGTGCTATTGTACTTTACGACTTGTATGTCTTGGTATCTGTTACTCATTTTTATTATACTTGATTAGGATAATGTTGCATTGAAAATTTCATTAATAGAACCCAGCGTATTAATCAAACGGGCAGCTGGTTGATTATAGAAATTTTTACTTCCTATTATAGGTGTGGTTTGTTTAATAGTTGATCTTCTTGGTAAAGTATCGTATATAGGTTTAAAGCTTAAAGAAACGTCTACCACATGAGGTAGTTGTCTATCTTCGTCGATTTCCCAAGACGTAGTTCCGTCTATTGTAATGTTTACACTTTCTAAAAATCCTGGCATTCTTGAAACGTAATCTCCAATAGTCAATTTTATCATAGGAGCTCTCATATAATTTTTTTCAGAGTAATCTGGGTAAACTTGAGAAACCAATCTATTTAACTTAATGTAAAGAGGTTCCAATTCTTCAGAAGATCCAACTGCAATTCTAAAAGAAAAATTCATCGATCTATTGAATCCTTGATATGTGTAGAAAGTTTCACCTCTACCCATATATTTGAAACCGTTCAATTCTGCTCCGTGATTGTCTGTAATACCCCCGTTTAAAAAAGCTCTAAAAGATAGAAATACCGATTCTCCAGGATTATCGTTATCCATACATTCAAAACCGAACTTGATTATGTCTTTTGGAGATTCAGATTTACTAAAAGGATCGTCGGTGTCTCTAAAAATTACAGGCAGCGCTAAATTCATCTTATCCACGTACTTACCTGCATTTACTACCATGTCTGGGGATATATAAAATTTGGATTCTAAACTATTAGCTTGAAAATCCCAAATATCTCCTTTAACTCTTGCGGGGTCTTGAACTTGCGCTCTAAAATCAGATACGTAAGTAGTCTGACCTTTTTGAACTTGAGATTTCATCAAGATCTGATTGTAAGTCATTGTTGTTATAGAAGCCAATCTTACTTCTGGATTGGCTAAGTTAGTCGTGTTATCTGTTCTTCTAATTAAAGTTAGACCTTGGCCGTAGCTAGATCCAGGTCCTCCTAAGTATTGAAATAGCAAATTAGTATCGTAAGAAATTCCTAATCTATTTGTTAAGTTTAAATTAACAAGCTCTTGTGAATTTGCGCCTATATTAAATCTCGCATCTTCGGAAACCAATTTTAATTTCTGAAGTATAATTAATCTATTGGTTTCGTACTCATTGTTAACGTTTTGAGCTCCTACTACGTCAGAATAGTATTTCTCTAAATAGTTGTAAGGAGTTGCTCCCGCTCTAGTTATATGAATTCCGTTTCCTTGATTTTTTATCTGCTCTAATGTATTTCTACCGCCGTTGTATACTCTTGTATTTTCTATTAAACCAGGCAGTATTCTATTATCGAACTGACCGAATAGAGTATTGCCGGTTTCTATCTTAGGATTAGAAAGCTGTAAGTTTTTTTGTTTATCTAAAAAAGTTTTACCCCTAGCTGTTTTTAAAAAAGCAGATATTCTTTTATAATCCACCAAATTAGAAATAGAATAACTTTCTCCTTGCGCTTCTGCTTCTATGAAAGATAAATTTGAAGATAAAACCGAATTATTTATTCTATTAAAAGTGCCTCTTCTAGGATAATCGAATCCTCCTGTAGATGTAGGTGCTAAAATAGGTTTATTATTTCCAACTGAGTCTAGTGGATTTGCCACAAAATCGTTTGGCAATTCGGTTTGGATAAATGGCTGACCAGAATTTCCGTATCCTGGCAAATCAGCTCCGAATTTTAAGGATTTTAAATTAGTTCTTAAACTTATTAATGGAATAAATTTACTTTTTGTAAGATTGTTAGGGGTTATTGGCATCTTATCCTTAGTTTTTTAATTAGGCTTGATCTTGTGTTGGAATGTTACCAGTGTGAAAATCTTGATTTCCGTAACTGCTATTAAGTACTTGAGAATTTGATATGCCTATCTGTTTTCCGTCTAGTACACTTACTACTTGTATCACTTGTCGTGATTGTCCTTTATCTCCGCCTCCAATGTATGTAGGTTGTTGTGTATTAGAAGATGGAGTTACAGCGCCTTTTACTACCGCGCCTCCTACTGTTGTTGGAGCGGGAGAATTCGTCATAATACCCATACTCAAACCACCAACTTCTGAAGAAGCACCTCTTAATTTATCTATGATAGAATTGTCTATATCTCCAAATCCTAAAGTAGAAACTCTTACTACATAATCCAAACCATTAATTATTTCTGCTACAGCCCTAATCATTAAAGAAACGAAGCTAGTCAATTTTTTTATCATATTGTCTATTTGTTCAGGACTAGCCAAAAAATCTAGTATTGTATTTATGAAACCTTTAAAACTAGAATTGTTTAAAAGATCAGCAAAGGATTGTTTTATTCTATCTATGAAGTTTGCTATTTTTTCAGTAGCAGTTTGATTCATAAAATTGCTATACTCTTGTTCTCCTATTAATGATACTAATTCTTTTTGACCTTCGACAGTAGCATTCATGGTAACCAATCTTTGTTGGTAAGTTTTTAAATCAGTAGCTCCAACCTTAGCAAATAGCTCTTGTTGCTTAAGCATGTTTCCCAATTCATCTCTAGACATTCCAAAGCTTTTCGCCAAAGCCTCTGCGCCAAATCTATTAAGCTGTAAGAATTCTTCCGAAGTTCCTACTTGTTTTGTTATTTCTTGAGCAGCTTCAGCAAGTTGGTTATTCAAAAACAACTCCCTTGCTTTGGCCATATTTATGTTCTTTCCAGTTAAAAGTTGAGCTTCAAATTCACTAGCTATAGAAGATTCGTAGTCTAAAAGTGAATTTGCTATGTTGTCCAATTGCTTCATCTCTAAACCTGTAGCTTTCACTATCATTAGAGATTTTTGTAACTTTTCTGGATATTTTGTGAAACTCAATCCCAAATAACCTGATAAACTTGATGCTTCTTTAAGTATTTGTTGCCATTTAAAGCTTACGCCTAAAGTTTTTTCTATGGATTTTGTTTGTCCGTAAAGTGTTTTGGCTAATTTATCTTGATCTCGTCCTGTATTTAAAGTAACAATCGCTAGTTCCTTTCTTGTTTCTAAATCCAAATCACCAAGTTCCTTTAACTTAATATTGGATTTTAGTATATCATCAGAGAATATGTTTGTTATTCCTAAAACGTCGCTTAATTCTGTTTGAGATTCTCTAAGTTTTCTAGCGTTGTATAAAAGATCTCCTGATGACTGCGCTATTCCACTAAAGTAATTATTTATTTTGGTAGCCTGTTCAGCAGAGTATCCTAAATTTCTTCCAAATTTTTGTACAGCTGAAGATGATTCTGTTGCGTAATCAGCAACGCTCACCAACATATCAACAACTCCTCCCAATAATCCACCTATAACAGGAATTTTACTAATAAGATCCGTGAATGGAGAAACTAATTTTGATATTGGTCCACCGCTTCCAGTAATTGATGAAACGCCTTTGTTTAAGACATTAACTCCACCAGCCATTGCTTTAAATCCACCGTAAAGCGCTGCTGTAAGAATTGCTGTAGTTGCAATCCATTTTTTTGTTGTGCTTTCTCCGTCTCTTGCTTCTTCGACCATTTTACCGTAAGTATCTTTTCCGAATAACAGATACTTGTTCATTAATTTCAAAGCTTTACCCGTCAAACCTACGCTGCTTTCTATTTTCTTTTCCGCTACTATTTCTTCTCCTAAAGTTGCGACTCTTTCTTTTAATAGTTCGTTAGCTTGTATTCTAGCTATCAAGTCTATTTGACCAGTATCTAAAATAGTATTAGAAATTTTATTTTCTATTCGCCTAAGATTATTCTGTAAAGTAGAAACGCTTAAACCCAAAGACTTTTTCTTTAAAATGTCTTCTTCTATTTTTTTTCTATCTTTTACATTTTTTAAGTATTCTTCGGCGATTACTTTATCGGCTTGATTAGCTTGGTTTACTTCCCTTTGTGCAGTAGCCTGTTTTTTCTCTATTCTTTCTAACTCCCTTTTTAGCTTAGTTGTATTGACTGCGCTCTTTTCTAGAGTTTGAGTTTTTGACACAGAGTCTTCAATCAAAGAATTCATCTTCTTTAATAGATTAATAGACTCTTTAAACTCTTGATTTAATCCCTGTTGAGCGGTTGCCTGTTGAGCAATCTTAAGGGACTCGATGGTTTCTGAAGCTATTTTCCTCTGATCGTCTTTCTCGTTAGCCATTTGGGTGATTTAGTCTAAAATAAATATTTAAGATCTAGGTTTTACCTTGGATACGAAAGCTTGATCCTCTGACTTAGGTTTGACGTAATCAGGGATCTTTAACTTACCGGTGTCCGTTTTTTCTGTAATCTTCTTGCTTTGGTCGTCTCTCATCTCTTGAATCTTTTCCAAATGCTCGTTTATCTTCTTTAAATTAAACTTTCTCTTAGGCACGTCCATGTTCCAGACTTCAGAATAGGTAAAGCCTCCGCCACCGTGATAGGTGAGCTCAAAGACTTCGGTCATAAATATGGCTCTATAATCCGCTCCCGGGAAAAAAAAACTCTGCCGTCATAGGCAGATCTGTAGAGACCTCCGTTCCGTCCGATAGCGTGAACGAAATATTCATATCTAAATCAGGGGAAATTTCTGAGATGTGCTTTCTAAGTGGGTTTGAATCCAATGACAATAAGGCTCCTGAATCAATGAAATCTCTAACTGTCTTTGTAGAGTATTCTCCGTTAACAGAAGTGATTTGATACTTCAATCTTAAAGAAGAGCCTGCTTCTTGACCCAAGGCTTTTTTAACGCCTTTTGATTCCTCATCTATTTTCTTATCGTCTGCAATAGTAAGCAACTTAAAAGTTACAGCGTTCTTAGAATGCGGAAGATCAAACGTAAACTCGTTCTTATTTGCGAACACAGCATAATCTACTTTCTTGTGCTGTAAATTTTGAAGATCATATTGTACTTTTTCTTCTTGTCCGGTATTTGGATTCTTGTAAGAGAAAGAATAGTCCTTACCGTATGCCAAAATTCTGGCAGCAATAAGAAGCGCGTTCCTGTCTCCTAGGGTTAGATCCTCGTAGGCTATTGGACTTTTAATAAGTGACTTAAGCATCTTCTCAATGGCTAAGCCCTGACGTAACAGATTCACGTTGGTTAATATGTCCTCCTCTTTGGCAGTCATGTATTTCATTTCGACTACTCCTGCGGACAACGGATTTTCTTTTGGGTAAACAAGACCTTTCGAAGGAAGGTCGATCATTTCGGTGGGAACCGTAAATTTTTCTGCCATAAACTATATATTTTATTTATAAATATACCCCATTCAAATTTCATGGAACAAAAAAAGACCGCAGTGATTAGTTGCGGTCTTTCTAATATTCTAATAATTAAATAGTAGGCCTAATAGTTGAGTATACAGTAGTCCATTCCTATAGACAGTGTTAACTCTGTAGGGTCCGTAGTCGACCAATCGTAGGTACCGAAAGTTGCTTCTTTGATGAAAGCGCCTTTGATGATCCACTCTGATACAACGTCACCAACTGGTCCAATGATAGACAAGTTCAAGTCCTTCT